GTCAGCACTTGATAGTCATTGAAGTGCTTGAGGCGAAAGCCGTAACCGCGCCCGCGCGCGATATTGAAATACGCCACCGTGTTCGCCGCAAGCGTCAGGCTGCGTAGCCCATTCGCGATATTGAAATGATCGCGCTCCTGCGACCATAGGATGTTGCGCTTTTCAGAGCCGTTTAGCGCAATGGCTATTTTCGTGTACCACGTTGGGCCACCGACCGCCCACGCTGCGATATTGTCATCGAATCGCGGTGCTTCCAGAAACATTATGTGCCCCTTCGCATCGCGCGCTGCAACCCGCGCCCGGCAGCGACCGCCAGTTGTTGTTGCGTGCGTGAATCAATCGCGCCAGAAACATTGAATGTGTTGTAGACACGCATCCCGCCATTCGTTGCGGTCTCGCCGGTATTCTCGTTGGCAGGCGTGACTTTTTCCCCTTCATGCAATTGGTATAGTCCTGTTTTTGGCACGTAGTCGGTGCCCTCGGCATACCCATGAAAACCAAGTCCCGATGTGATGCTACTGAGATATCCAAAGCCCCCGGACGTGGAGGCGGGCATCGCAAGTCCAGACCCCAACATAGAGCCGCCTGTCGCTGCTGCCGCAGGGAAAATAAAGTTGGTAAGAGATTGCAAAAAGTTGCCGCCAGTTGTTCCGCCGCCGAATAACGATTCACCAATGCGCTTTGCCGCAAGATCATTGAGCGATTTTAGAATGGAGTTGATAAAACTGGTGAACGCTTTATTCAGGTTGCGAATGTCCATTGCCATCGATGAGATCATCGTGGCGAACGAATCCTGAATTGCAATCTGCGCTTCGATCTGGTACTTCCGCGACTCAAGCGTAGCCTGTTTTTTGATCTCAAGAACTTTTGCCTGATGATCGACTTCGAGTTGCTGGATTTGTTGGTTGAATGCTTCAATCGCAGCCTTATCTTCCTCGCGGTCAGCCTTCAATAATGATTGGCGCATATACAGAGAGGAACGCAGATTCCTGAATTTTTCGTTCTCCGCATCCTCTTGAAATTCTATCGATTGCAAACGTGAGCGCTGCAATAACTGCACTTCGAGTTCGTTCTGCGACAGCTTTATGTCGATTAAGCGATCAGCGATAGTCTGTTCGGATTGGATGCGCGCATCTTCCATTTGCCGATTGCGGTCGCGCATTTCGCGCAGGATTGATTCAGTCTCGCGCTTCGCCTGCGTCGCCTCACGGTGCATCCCGCCAGCGCTCTCGTAGCGCCGCTGAATTTCTTGCGCGATGGCAAGCCGCGATTCAAGGTCTACGCGGTACTGCGCTTGCTCTGCGCGCAGATCGGCCATGTCGTTCGCGAACTTTTCGCGGGCCAGCGCGGTTTCGAGCGCCCAATACTTCATCTTCACCGCAAGCTGTTCCTGCACGTTCAGCTTCGATGCTTGCGTACCTGCGTCAGCGTAGCGCTTGCGGATGCTCTCCTGCTCCGCAAGACTGAAATCGGATAACTTGAGGTACTTCGCCCAAAACTCAGATTCCATCGAAAGAGTGAAGCGCTGATAATCTCCGCGCATCGCGCTGTCATATTCGTACGCCGCTTTCTTCTGCGCGAGTTCGGCTTCGATCTCCTGCATCACTGAGCGCGGCTGCGCCGGGCCGGGCGCTTTCCTGCCGCCCCCCGGTGGCGGATTCCTTGTGCCGGGGGCTGGCGCTCCAGCCCCAAAGTTAAGCGCCGCCTGTATCTTAGATTCGGTTTCGACTATCGATTTCGCAATGCGCTGTGCATGATCGTCCATGTCCCTGACTATCAAATCCGCGCCGGTTTTTGCTTCCTCCCATGCCTTGCTGAGTGACTTATCCTGAATGAGCGCAGTTGCGACCTTGGCGGTCGCGCCAAGAAAATTGCCGATGAGTCTGCCGACTGTAATCAGCGTTTCAATGAAGGTATCGAATAGCCCGATGATGGATTGCACCATCGCCGCCAAGTACGAAAAGAATTTACGCAGGCCGGGCAGTGTTTCGGTTCCTAATTTTGTGAAGGTGTTGGCGATGCGATTCACTATGAGAATGAGTTGTTCTCCAGCGCCTTTGACGAAGCCGTTGCCAACGTCGCCAAGATCGCTCATTTCTTTGCGGTACTCTTTCATCAGCGCCGGGTCGAGCGCGAGATTGAGTTTTTCAACTTTTCCGCGCGCTTCCTCCATGACCTCATTGTTCAACCGCAGCAGTGCCGTGACATCGCCGCCGCGCGCACCAAGGATCGCCATTGCCGCCTGATTGCGATTTATGCCAGCCGTGTATCCATTGATGATTTGGATCGCGTACAGCAATGTCTCTGATTGAGACATATTTTTTCTTTTTACTTCATCGAGGCTGAATCCGTAGCGCGTGAGATTTTCAGAATTACCCATCAACTGACGATTCAATCGCGTGACCGCCGATTCGTACTGCGAAGTGGTGCCGCCTACGTCGCCCATCGCAACAGAGATCGCCGCCGCCTCTGCACGACTGGTGCCAAGTTTTTCAGCTAGACGCTCTTGCTCGCGCCCCATTTCCGCCGTCTGTTGTATTGCCCGCTTGATTCCCTCGTAAGAGAGCCACGCTGCAACAAGACTTTTGACGCGGCCTTCGATACCGCTAAGCACGCTGTCGAGACCACCGAGGCTGCTTTTCGTGTCGGTAGCGAATCTGCTGAATTTTTTGTCGAGTTCGCCAAGCTGCCGCTGCAAATCCTCAAATTTTGCAGCAAACGCAATCTCTACTTTGGGTTGCTCAGACATATCACGCCTTCACGTTGAAGCCGGGGATACCGGCCAGTTCACCGGCCAGTTGTTCCATCGTGCCGAATTCTTGTGATGACACTGACGGCGACGGCGCGCTATCAGCTTTCGTGACGAACGTGGCGCATACCGCGCCGATGGGAGGAAACTTTTCCCAATACTTTTGTAGCGACAAAAAGCGGGGCCATGTCATGTTGTTGTCCACGTACTCCCACGTCCACCCGAACTCCGTCAGTAGTTGCCCGTAGATGACATCCCACTCGATATCACCTACGGGCTTTGCGCTTCCCCCGGCGTCAATCTCCGTATCCCTGACACTTCAAGCACCTGCTCAGTCACTTCCATCGCATTTTTCACGTCGAGTTTTTCCGCCACTTCGTCGCGCGTCATCGATGGATAGTTGCGACTAATAGCAAAGAAATTGATGTCGGTGATTGAACGCATGTGTTCCCTTGCCGTAGCGCCCGCCCCCGCCTCCTGAATTTTATCGACCAGCGCAAGCACTTCCTGCATCCGAAGAAACGATAGCGGCGGCACCAGCATTTGCACGTCACCGATCAATATCCACTCGCCACCAAAGTTACGCTCAGGCGGAAGTTTTAGTGCCGCTACGGGAAGGGCGGGAGCGTCATTCATCATCATTCCTTGTCGTGAAAAAATTACTCGTCGGTGGACAGATAGCCAACTTGATCGGCGGAATCAGCAAAGCCCACGAAGTCGAGATCGGGGATCATGTGATCTTCAACGCGCGTTGCCATCGCCAACTTCGACGACATGCACGAGTTCAATTCCAGCGTCCATGCTTTCCCTTTGTAGTTGTTGCTCAGGATCATCATAAACGTCGGCGCGTTGCCAAGCAGTTGATTGGCAAGCGAAACTGTTTTCCCGTTCGACGCATCAGTCCACTGATAGCACATCAGGATCGCCTGATTGTTCTGCGATGTGTTGAACGTGTAGACGCCGGACGTTTCGTTGCACACGTACTGCGCGCCAACTGCGTTCGCGCTCACACGGTCGAAGTACGCGCCGTTGTTCGCGTAGGTAACGCCAAGGTCGCGAATGAACGTCGAATTGTGCGATCCGTTCGCGGTGTTCGCCGTGATCGTCAGCGCTTCATCAATCGACGTTTGGCGTGAGCCGGTCGCGACGGATGTATTGCCGAAGAAAATGTCGTTGAACGCGAGCGCATTCAGTTGCGCGAATTGCGCCTTGCCGGTGAGCTTCGCAGTACCACGACCCACATCGACCGGGAATTGTTTGCGCGAATACAATTCTTTCGTGGTGAACGCGATATCGACCGTCACGCCCTGCAACGCGCCGAATTTAACCGGCGTTGCTACGCCAGACGAGGGAATCTTGCGTCCGATCAAAGTGCCAGTGCCGAATGAATATTGCATTTTTGCCTCCTGTGAATTACTGATTTACCAGTGTAGGCACTAGAACCTCAATCGGCACTAGCGCCGCTTCGATATTTCCCAAAGCGCCCTCGGTAGTCATTATCTCACCACTGATCCATGCGTGAGAAACGATGCCGCCAAGGGTGCATGTATTGGTCTCGTTTGAATCCGGGGCCAGCGCCGCATCAATGGCGTCGAGTAACGGATTCAGAATCTCCGATGGCGATGCCGCAGAATCATCGGACTGTGCGTTCGTGATCGCGTAAATGTAAAGCAGCGCGTTCATTGTGATCTTGGGCGGCAACCCGCGCACGCGCGCGATCTGCTCCGATCCCTTCGCCATGAACAGGCACGGATAGAGTTCTGACGGCACAGCATCCCACGGCAGCACCGTGCGATCCTTTGTGACGAACGCAGGATTGCCGCCAATGGTCGCCGCGCTGACTCGCGCCCACAGCGCAGCGAATACCTGTTCGCGTGTCGGGATCATCCCTGTATCGCATCCATCGTTGTGCGACGAATGCTTTCCTCAATTAGTGGCGACATTTCCTTGAGCGTCGAGCGCAAGAAAGAGAGCTCAGGCAAAGTGAACTGCTTGTGCTTCATCGTGAACACGGACAACTCACGGAACTTTGCGGTTTTGTATCTTTTCCGTAGCGATCCGCGCGCAGTCAGGAATTTTTGCTCTACGCCGCTCGCTGGAAAAACCATCAGCTTGCCAGAGACAGCAGGCACTATACCGCCGTACTCGTGTATGCCAGCGTACGGGACATTAGTGCCGACAACGGCGCGAATCTCTTTTGCGTCAGAATATACTTTCTGATTGATGGATCGCCGCAATGTGCCAGTGCGAACCTTGAGCACCTGACCTGACAGTTTGTATTCTTTCACCATCGTCTGCGTGACTATCGCCATGCGCTTCATCGTCGTGAGCATCCGCCCATACAGGCGAGGCGCAAACCCGCGCAGCCAGTCCTGCGCGGCCTTGACATAGATGGTGACGATGAAGTTTTCGTTCATGGCGAAATGATCCAGCGATAGGGTTGCAGCATTTCCTTGACCGCCAACGTCATCGACCTCTGGTCGAAGGTAACGGTCTCGCGGTCGAGCGAGCGCGAAGTCACGCCAAGATTCTTGCGCCGCTCAAATGATGTGGCGACCATTTCGATAACCGCTTGCTCTACCGCGCCGGGCACGAAGTCATAGGTCATGGTGACGGCAGCGCCAGCATCGGCACTGGCGAACGTATAGACGCCATCAGCGAACGAATACTGCCCGGTCGCCGGGCCACTGCCTACCTTCACCATTGCAACACCAGCCTTGGTGACGCCACGATCCACGGATGCAGGCCCGGCAGTCTGCGCCGGATCACCAAGGGGATCAACGCCAGAGCCAGAGACCGGCGTGAGCGCGTAGGGGCCGGGAGCCGCAGGTACGTAGCCATCCTGCGTCGTGGCATAGCCAGCCTCGAACGTTATCGTGATATTGCGTAAGCCCTTGTCGAACGCCGCGCCGCCCATCAGGTAGATAAACTTGCTGTCGTACTGGAATCCGCTGCTAGTCGTGTCAGTGGTCAACGAATACGCGGTGGAGTCAACATAGACCGGATCAGTCACGGAGATTATCGGGTTGTCCGGTAACATTAAGCGTTGCGATCCGTTGCCGTTCAGCTTGCGACTCGTATAGGTCGAACGCTGAAAGCGGCGACTCGCGTACTGGCAGGCTTGATCGCTTGCGCGCGAGATCAGCGGGATCAAAATGCTATCGACATTGACGGACATATTGCCCCCAATGTATGCCTTCGTGCGCGCGAGCGTAGTCAAGTCCATTGTTACACCTTGCCGGTTCTACCGCTTGCGCTCGTGCCTTTGACGCTCACGTTCGCGTCCTGTTTCTGTGTAGGCAACACGGGGACATTCATTGCAGGTTTCGGCTTCGACTTTACCCACGCCACATGCAGCGCGGAGTTAATGCGATAGAAACCGTGTGACGCCAAAGTATCTTCAAGGCGCACGGGCGCTTCAACGCAATTCTTGTCGTCGCAAATCAATTCGACGCCTTCGACGGTAATGCCGCCAGCGCCGCGCGTATCTTCATACCGCTCGTACTGTGATGGAAATCTGTTCATGTTCCTTTGCCTTGTTTAGTTGGAAACACCGCCAGCACCCTTGCGAATGCTGGCGGCATCATGTCACATCAGTTGTTAGCCGAGGCCATCGCCGATGTTGTAGATCACGCCGATTGAGGGCGGGAAATAGTGCTGGAGCACGCCGTCCGCGTACACGCCAAACTCGTAACGACGTTTGACTTGCGGCCACGTCACCTGATAGTAGTCCCGACGCAAACGCATTTGCTTCACGTTTGCGACATTCGACATCGGATACGGCAGCGTATCGGTATCGAACAGGATCGTGCCCTTCGGCAGATTCGGGTGAATCTTGATCGGAATTTCCGTGGCACCGTCCATGCTGAATTTGTTCAGGTATGAACGAACCATGAAGCCCCCGGCCAACATGCCCTGATTCGGAACCTCCACCACAAAGCGCGCCGCCGTGTTAGCCGCACCTTGAAGCACCGCCGCAGTGATGTTTTTGATCTCCTGCGAAGATACCCAAATGGTACTCGGTGACAGTTTGTAGTAGTCCCAAAACCACTGCAACGCCGTATCGATTTCCGTGACGCCACCGCGACCATCAGCAGTCAGCGGCGTGCCTTCCCCGGCGTTCCCGGTTGCCATCGTGACCTGATAGCTGCCAAGCGACGCATTGTGTGCGAACGTCAGCAGGCCGTCGAAGATCAGCGAGTCAGTCGAGTTGTCGGTTGCGCCAAGAGCGGTAAAGTTCGCCGTTCCCGGTGAGGTCGTGGTGCCTGTTGCCAGCGCGGTAATGCTCACGCTGTTGATCGTGGTGATAGCGCCAAGCGTAAGGTTGCCCGATGCCAATCCCCAAAACCACGCATAGCCCACGGCACCCGCCTTCGCGGTCACGGTCGCGTTGATGATGTGCGCGTTAGCAGCATCGTTCGCGGTAGTGACGTTTGCCTGCGATGACGGTGTAGCAGTGCCGCCGTTGATGGTATCGCTCGTGCCATCGCCATTCGTGCGCGCGTAGCTCTGCACCACACCACCAAGGAGTTTGGCGCGGCGATAGCCGTCCAGCGTCAACGCCACAACGCCGACGCCATACGCGGTATTGCCCAACAGCGCGCCGCCAGAGTTGCCCTGCGTCAGCGATGCGTTTGCGGTCGCGCCGAGCGCCAGCGATGTATTGCCGCCAAGGATCAGGAATTCTTCCCCGATCATTGTCGATTTCAGCAGGTTGCTTGCGGCCAGCGCTTTCAGGTCTTGAAAGCCTTCGGCTGCGAGGTCTGCTTTGAACGTGACGTAATCATCAAGGCCGTATTCCTTGTAGGCCGCGATGTAGTCCGCTGTGCTCGTGGACATGATGCCACCACGATTACCTTCGGACAAACCAAGGCCAAGGTTTGCGGTGTTGATGCCGGTCACTGCGCGCCAGTTCGCTTGGATGCCACCCTTGCCGGATACGCGCGGCGTACTGTTACGCAACGGCGTGAGTACCGGGAACAACAATTTCGCGGGCGCTTCCAAGTCATACGCTGTGATGCCACTGATCGCCGACCCGGATTGCGTCCACGCTTTTCCGAGTTCCGCGTCAGGCGTGTTCAGCGCTGCTTTGACCAGCGCCAGCACTTCACTTGCTGCTTGTGCGGGATTCATAAAATATTTCTCCTGTTGTTTCTACTGCAATGTTGGTTAGTTGTTAGCCGCCTGAACGAAATGTCTGAGCGGGGTTAGTTGATAAAATGGTTCGCCTTTATTTGCTGACACCCGTATCGGGGTCGATGTATTTCGAGAGCACTTCCATTGCGCGCTCTTGCGAGACGCCCGCTTGCTGCGCCTTGATGACTGACGCCAACACGTTCACCTTGCCGTACGAATCGAACACAGGATTGAACGCGGCGAGATTGTTGTCCGCGCCATCTTCGCCCTTGGTAAGCGCGGCAACGCGAAGCTGAACCTTCGACGGCATCGGCTGCGCTTCAAGCGATTCGATACGCTTGCTCGCTTTTTCGAGTTGTTCAGTGAGCGCGCCGACACGTTTCTCCACGGTCTCGCCAACGATCTTCGCCAGATCATCATCGGTGTATGCCTTCGCCAGCTTGCCCATGTCGCCAGTCGCGCACTTCGCGCCCATGCCCAATGACATATCGTGCAGTTTTTGAATGCGTGTTGCGCGGACAGCGGTATAGTTTTTCTCGATACGTTCAACCATACCCTTCGCCACTTTCTGCATCGCTTCAAGCGCTGCCATCCCGCCGCCTGCAACTTCCTCTTTCGTTTCGTGAACGATCAGATCGGATAGCGCCTGCCCAATCCCGGCGATGTGCGCGTAAAGCGCATCGACAACATCGTTACTATCGCCTTCGGCAGCGCGCTCCATTTCCACGGATGACGCCAACTGCGCCAGAGAGTCGAGTACGTATGCCAACTGTCCGCACGTCGCAAGACCTTTGAGCATAAAAGCATCGACCGCCTTGGCCCCAATCGCTTTGCCCTCGTCGCTATCTTTCTTCACGCCGTCTTTGCCGTCAGCCTTGGCGATCTTCCCGCCGATGGCTTCGATGGCTTTCTCGAATGCGGCAACCACGGCCTTGCCATCTTCAAGCGTGATGCCTTTCGCTGCCGCAGCCGCGATGATATTTTTCTTCACCGCTTCGGCTTCGCCGGGCTTGTAGCTGTTCGGCAGGTTGATGTACTTCCACGCCGCGCGGATGTGGCCCTCGCTGTCCACGGGGAAGCGTCGATTGGTTTCGTCGGCGAATACCGTTTCACCGAATGCCGGTGTCACGCTGCCCTTGGTCAGCGAGTCCTGTGCGCGCTTGCGTAGATCGGCCTTCGCTTTGTCATCAGCTTTGTCGAGTTCGATATTTTCCGCTTTCGCGATCTCGATAGCGGCGACAGCGATCTGCTCGACTGTCGGCGTGGCAACAACGCGCTTCGTCGCCTCGGCAATGCTCATACCACGCTCAGCGAGCGCTTTCGCAAATGCCTGCACGTCATCCGGCGATCCGGTGACTTCGTAGACCAGTTCGACCATCGCCTTGTCGCCGTCGATCTTGATGAGCGCGTACGTGCGCCCTTCGTGATCGAATGACGCGCCCGGTTTAGGTAGCGCGGCCTTCGCAATATGCACATCAAGCACGACACCATCCGCGCGCACGAGTTGTGCTTTTTCGCTATCGCCGCCAAACGCGGGTTTTTTCTCTGCCGCTGCATCCTGCCTTGTTTTGAAGTCATCATCGCTCTCGCCCTCTTTGCGCGTCACTTCGGCTTTGTCGTCGGCAACCTTGAATGCCTGTTGCGCGCTCGTGCCGTCCGCCTTGATGACATCGAAGAAAGTCGAGGTCTTGCCGCACGGACGATCCACCAGCGAGATTTCAGAGGGATCGGCGATGTAGCGTACGATCCCGCTTTTGTCCGGCGCGCTCTTGGAAATATATTTGCCGCCGATACTGAATCCAGTGTAAGTGCCGCTCATCACCTTGCGCCACTCTTGATCGTCGGTGACGTGCGTAACGACATCGATTGCTTTCTCGGCATCGTTGAATGTCAGGCCATCGGGGAGCACCACGCCAGCCGCCACCTTGCCGTGCATCGCGCGCACGTTGCCAGCACTCTTGCCGACGCTCGCTTCAAGCTGCGACTTTGACCACGCCTGAAAATAAGGCTTCGATCCGGCGTAGTCGAATTCTTCATCGGAGCGATCAGGGAATTCCTGAACTGCGCGACCGTAGATCAGGCGTTTCGACTCGTCAACCTTGGTGAGCCGGGCGAATGCAACCATCGGTTGCTGTGTATTCAAGTCCATGATTAAGCCTCCATGTCAGTTTATCGTAGTTGCTTTGAGTCGTGCGGCTGCACGACGCTTGCGTGAACGCAGCGCTGCACCGCCCTTGCCTTCAATGGAATAGGATGCGAGTCCGCTGGTCGCGGACGCGGGCGATGAAAACTCTTTGCCGACCTTGCGCTCGTACGGATTTTCCAAATCTTCACCGTCGATGATGAACGATCCATCAGCTTGCTTGCCGGGCTTTGCATTCACAGTTTCACCGCCTCAAAATTGTAGCCAAACTCTTTTGCCACATGCTCATTCGCGCCCATCGAAGCGGAATGATATGCCATGTGCGCGGCCTGCTCAGGAGCCGCCCCTTGAGATATTAACTCATCCTTCTGTTTCCAGTACAATTGCTGATTTTCAAAGATGTAGCTCTTATATTCATTCCTGATTTGATCTGGCACGAGTGAATTGCCCCATCCATTATCGCCGGGCCACGCGCGGAACAGCCATTTTTGTCCGGTTGCATCAGTACCAACCGCCCTGATTTCCTTGACGCCAGCATACGCTGCGAACGACAAATCCAGCGCCGATAGCGCGTAACCATCCGGGTGATTGTGCGTCAGCACATTGCCACGCAAGGCTTCAATTTCATTTTCCGTGAATTGAACAGAAAGACCGTCACCAATTCCCTGCCCAATCTCGTTTGCATAACCGTCCGGGCCGATGTTATATGCGCTCTCAAATCGATCCGTGAAGCGAGTGTGTTGAGCCTCGGCTATGGAGTGTAATTTTCTACCAAACCCCTGATTCGACGGTGCTTTCTCCGAACTACGGATCGTCGCGCCACCACCATCAGTCCATTGCCCGTTGTCGTCGCGCGGCTGATCCGGGTCGAACTTGAGCATGGACATCAACAGCTTGAGCACTTCGCTTATGTCGGCGCTCATTACCACGCGACCGCCCGATGTGAGTGTCATAGCCTTATCAGCGATAAACTTTTTCGCGTCGTACTTATAGGTTTCCGCCAGCTTCGCGAATTGCGTTTGCCCCACGTCAAGCACCTTGGACAATGCTTCATTACTCGGCAGGCGCGTAAGGTGCAGCGCCGGATAGGATGATGTGCCGGATTTTTCCCATGTCACGCTATTCAGCTTCGTGCCCAACATGCCAAGGGTATATTTCGGCAGCATCGGGCCGACCTCAGTGACGGCATGGTGCATTTGCGCCTTGATTGACGAACTCAGGTTTTGCGCGTCGATATTCGAGTGCATTGACACGCGCGCCTGTTCAAGATCAATCTTCCCGCGCGCGTACGCGATGAGCACGCCTGCATTATTGGGCGCATCACGAATAAACATCGGCATTTTCTCTGCATGGAAAAGCGCCGTGTTATCGGCAAGAGAATATGCACTGGCAAGCGGGCTTTTCTCCCAATCCAGATCAATGCGGTCGTGCCCGCCGATGATGCGCTGGATTTGATCTGCCGCGTCTTGCCCAAGCGCCTTCGCTACCGCGTCTTTGACATTCTCACGATAGTACTGCGCGCTCCAGCGCGGATGTCCTGAATCAAGGAATGCCTGCGACGGCGGCGTGAGATAACCTGAGTCGTGAAATGCGCTGGCGATGCGTATCATCGATTCAGCTTTTGCCTGATCCACCATGCCGCCCGGCATTTTACGCAGCACATCTATCGCGAACTCAGTATTCTGTTGAATGTGAAAGATGCCGTGATCCGAAAGCGAGCGCCCTGCCGCCTCGTAATCCTGCGCGATCAGGGCGTCGGCAGCCATGCGCGTGATCTCGCGCGCTGATTCCTCATCAGCGCCAGCGGCACGCAGACCGTCATACATCCTGACCGCTTCGCTTTCTATCTTCGCCGCCGCCTCATGTGTTGCGATGTTGTCGCGCACGGATGCGACGCGGGCGGAAATGTCGGCGCGCATGTCGCCGGTATTGCTCCACGCAGCCCGGCCCGTGGTTTCGGCGATGCGGTCGCGAATAGTTGTGGGCGCGCTCGCCATCGCGTCTTGTTGCGCCGTGGATAGCTTGCTCCACTCTTTGCGCGCTTCGGACATCCCCATCTTGCCCCATGACTCTTTGTCGAACTTGGGGGCAAGGCCACCGCCGCCGTCAGTCCACCGCCCCGCTTCGTCGCGCGCCTGATCGGGATCGAACTTGCGTAAAGGAAATGGCGGCAGCTTGAGTGCGCGCCTGCCAAACATCGCAGACCAGTTGCGATTCGCCTCAAGCGCGTCGAGTTTGAATGTCATGGCCTTTCCGGTGTTATAACTTGCTTCGCCGTAGCAGACAACGGGCCTTTGTAGTATCCAGTCACCTTGCCGCGCAGCGCCTTTTCGTCACCAAGCACCATGACTTCCGTTACCAGCGGGGAGCCGAAGCCGCCGAGAAACGATCCGCCAATTCTATCCCACGGCACCTTGACGCGCACTATCGCCCCTGCCTCGCCAGCCTTCAATTCGGTTTTGATTGTTGCGTGCTGCACATCGCCGCCTGATTCCGCCTTCGCGCGCGAGACAGACTGCGACCAGCCACGAGCAAACCGTGATGCCTCGCTTTCAGAAAGACTGCCACTGCCAGCCGCGCCGAATGCAAATGATTTTTCTCTCAGCAAGTTACCGAGTTCAGTTTCGGGCACCACCACGCCACGGTAGATGTATATGCCTTTATCATCGGCCTGCACTGTTGAGCTACCGCTTGACTTGAATTGATTTTCAATCATCGCTCCGCTGGCAGCAAACGTGGATCGCATTTTTTCTTGCTGGTATGCGATATCTGCCTTGAAGATATTCAGCAGTTCGGTTTCGTTCACGCCGCCCGTAGCTTGGCGAAATAAATCCTTCGCTTCATCAGCACCGAGCAACTTACCGTCGCCAGAGAAAATATCCCCACCTTCGATCTGCCCATAGATTGCACGCAATGCGCGCCCGCCCGATTCGTCCCAATTGCCGCCCCACTGATTAGTGAGCACGGCGAAGCGGCCTACGGCATCTTTATCGAAGCCCTGTTCTTCGATCAGGCTCACATAATAAGCGGCTTGTTGATTGTTAATCGCGTCGGATGTGGACGCTCGCGCCTGCGATAATTCCTTGCTTATCGGGCAATCCTTGCCATTGAGCAATTGCGCGCGGTAATCGTCAGTACTGTGCGCCATCTTATTATCAAGATGATTGCCGCTGCGCTCAGGGAAATCGGGATTTTCACGGTGATTCCGCTCAACATATTGCTCGTACATCTTTGCTGTCGTAGCGTCCCTTACCCATTCTTGAATCGCCCGTGAATCCTTATCAGCAAACAGCGTGCTATGCGCCGCTTGCGATGACGCGGGCGCGACTTCACCACCGCCGCCAGTAGTCCAGCGCCCGTGGTCATCACGGGGTTGATCTTCGTCGAATTTGTAGAACAGGAACGGGCGAGCGCCCGCTGCGCGCAGTCGCGCGATGACTACTTTGCCAACGGCTTGTCCGGCTGTCCCGAATTTTTCAGCGCCGGATCGCGCGCTTTTATTTTCTGAAACAGCGACGCCACGTTCGCTGCGAGATTGGGCGCTTTGGTATCGAGCAAAAACAGGTGGCCCCGTGGCTCTTTTCCAATTTTCTTGCTTTCTGATTTTTCCATGATTTACTTTTGCAGCACCGCCCGATGTGGCGGCACGATTGACCTCGACGTATTCCTTGTTGTCCAGATGAAAGTATCCAATCTGGTCATGCTCTTTGCATAGGCGTTCAGCATCACTGCCGCTTTTCACCACCACCGAGACATCAAGAAAAACCTTGTT